CGGTTTGTCCCCCGTGAATTTTTTATTGGTGGCGGTGGGTACTAATGACCTCAAAATTTACCCTAGGGCGCATCGCAATTGCGATGTGCGACAGGTGTGGGTTTCAGTACCAACTGCATGAACTTCGCACGGAAATAGTCAAGACTAAGAATGTCAACCTTAAAGTCTGCCAAGAATGTTGGGATCCAGATCAGCCCCAGTTATCGCTGGGTTTGTATCCTGTTGATGATCCACAGGCGGTTCGCAATCCTCGTCGTGACACTTCTTATCTGGCTGCGGGTGTTACAGGACTTCAGTTATTGGCTACAAACAGCCAAACTGTTGAGGGTTTTGGTACTCCCTCTGGAGGTAGTAGGCAGATTCAATGGGGTTGGAACCCGGTTGGCTTAGGAAATGATGGTGGTTTGACCCCGAATAACTTGGTTGGTCAGGGACAAACTGGTACAGTAACTGTAACAACTTCTTAGGAGTAGATCATGGCAGACAAAAAAGCGATGGAAGCACTTAAAAAGCATGCTAATAAGCCCGCTGGTAAGGCTCATAAAGGCCTAAAAGCAGGTGGTAAGACGAACCTTGATATGAAAAAATACGGACGCAATATGGCTAAAGTCATGAACCAGCGTTCATCTGGAAGGGGTCGATAATGGCTAAGTACAGTATGAAGGTTAAAGGTAAAGAGATCGGCCCCGCCGATGTCTACGCACCTCCTCACACGATGACTGGAAAAGATACAAACGCCCAGACTTACTCTCACTACGAGACCGGCGCTACAGAGATAACTAAGATGAACATGTCTGTTGGCAATATTAGTAAGGGCGACTATCCCCCCGTTAATCCGTTTGGCGTTGGTGTAATGCGTGGGTACGGTGCTGCTACCAAAGGCCGCAAGATTAGCGGGAAGATGGGGTAAGTTGTGAACTACTCTGCGCTGTTCGATACGATTCAAGGTTATGTGGAAAATGACTTTCCAACCACGACGGTAAATTCATCGTCGGGTTCGGGCACGACCACGTTTACCTCTAAAGAACAGATTGACACCTTCATCCAAGAGGCTGAGCAGCGTATATACAACTCAGTCCAGATTCTTGCACTGCGAAAAAATGTTACTGGACAGACTACACAAGATAATAAATACCTCTCTACTCCGGCAGATTGGCTGGCTAATTTTTCCTTAGCCGTCATTGACCCGGTCACGGGTGGGTATGAGTATTTGTTAAACAAAGACGTTAACTTTATTCGTGAAGCGTTTCCATTCCCTGCTGTTTCAGGGAAGCCGCAATACTATGCTTATTTTGATGAAGACTCCTACATTCTCGGACCCACTCCAGATGCAGCATACACAATGGAGTTGCATTACTTCTATTACCCAACATCTATTGTCACAGCAGGTACGTCTTGGTTGGGAGACAACTTTGACTCTGTACTGCTTTATGGCTCCTTACTTGAAGCCTATACGTTCATGAAGGGTGAGGCAGATGTTATTCAAAATTATCTTGGGCGATATAGTGAGTCCTTGGCGATGCTCAAACAACTCAGTGAGGGTAAGAATCGTCAGGATATGTACAGAACTCAACAAGCGAGGTATCCAGTCCGATGAGCAATCCAAGCGAAGTAGCGTTCCTTTTGGGTGGTGCGGTCCGTGTGGAGTCTACGCATGGTCGTGGGTTTTCGGCTGACGAATTGGCTGATCGTGCGCTAGATAAGATTATTGCAGTTGGTGGCAATTCACACCCCGCCATCACTGAACAGGCAAGAGCATTTCGGGAGAACATCAGAAACGTTCTGGTGTTTTACATGAATGAGGCCATGCGTTCACAACGAGTGACGTTGGTCGCAAAGTTCAGGAAAGCAGGACATCCTGAGTTAATTAAACTTTTAGACGAATAGGAGCCTCTTATGGCAATTACACAAGCAATGTGTTCTTCTTTTAAGGCAGAGTTAATGCTTGCCGTTCACGATTTTCGTAACACCGGCGGCGATACTTTTAAAGTTGCACTTTATCTAAGCACGGCTGACATTGATGCAAATACCACTGCGTATACAGCAACCAACGAAGCCTCGGGTACTAACTACTCGGCTGGTGGTGTTTCTTTGACCAACACCGGTGTAAACGTTACCAACATCAACGCCAACACGGGTACAGGCTTTACTGATTTTTCGGATGCCACGTTTACCAACGTGACGGTCACGGCCCGTGGTGCTCTGATTTATAACAGCACTCCCTCGGCAAACGGTGTTGCTAATACCGCCCTGACCAATGCTGCGGTATGCGTACTGGACTTCGGTTCGGACAAAACTTCTACGGACGGTGATTTCACCATCATCTTTCCGACGAATGACGCATCCAATGCAATTATCCGTATTGCTTAAAAAAGGCGCCCAACGTGGCAAACGCATGGAGCGAAGGCTCTTGGTCTGAACTAGGTTTTGGTGGCATAGAAACTGTCACCGTTGATCTGACTGGTCTTGAGGCTTCTGCTACGTTGGGAGTCGTCCAAACGCAGACTCAAAATGCGTTTGCTGTTACAGGTGTTTCTGCAACTGGACAAATAGGCGAAGAGTTCCCCCTTGGTAATCAGGGGTGGGGCGGCAGTTTTTGGAGTAGCGACATTGGTTGGGGCGGTATTACTTCCGTAGATGTTGATACCACCGGAGTTGAGGGTTTAGGGCAGGTCGGGATTGTTGTAGCACAGGCTAAGGGTAGTGTTGTTGTTACTGGGGTTCAGGGTAATGTGTTTGTAGACCCAGTTGGAGTCAGTGCAGATAAGAACTCCCAGCCAGCCGGTGAACAAGCAGTTATTGGGATCGGTCAAGCAGATATTGTTGGTGAAGCCAATTTAAGTCTTACCGGGGTTGAAGGTGTTAGTGAAACTGGGACTGCAACGACAAAAACTGTCAACAACTTCCAAGTTACGGGGGTTAGCGCAGTTGGTGAGACCGGCACTGTCGAGGTTGATAGCAAGGCAAATGTTGTAGTCACCGGGGTCTTTGGAACCGGACAACTTGGCGAAGAAGAGGTAGATGCGGGAGCGAATGTCTTCCCGACCGGGGTAGAGGCTGAAGGATTTGTAGGGACCGTTGACATTGGCGGTAAAGCGGTAGTGAATGTTACCGGAGTTGTCGGTACAATATTTGAAGGTGAAACGGATGAGAGCGGCAAAGCCTTCGTTACGGTCACAGGGGTACAAGCAGTAGGACGAGTTTCTAGACCTTTGGTGTGGGGCTTAATCGATACAAGTCAGACACCAAATTGGCTTCCAATAGCAGCGTAAAGGAGTAGATATGCCATCCGAATACAGTAATATAAAGATCCAACTCATGGATACCGGGGAAAATACCGGCACGTGGGGTAACGTCACTAATGACAACTTAAGCGAAGCAATAGAACAAGCCCTTGTAGAGACGGCTATTGTTACTTTTGCCAGCGACAACGTCAACTTAGACTTGACGAATACCAACGCCAAACAAGATGCACGGGCGTTGCGTTTAAACCTTACCGGTACGACGGCGGGTGCAACGGATCTAACCGTCCCAGCCATCCAGAAGCCTTACATCGTCAACAACGGCACGGCTGACATCATCACGGTCAAAGTCTCCGGTCAGACAGGTGTAGCGGTTCCAGTGGGCAAGTCGATGATCGTTTATAACAACGGCACGGACGTTGTTGATGCGATTACGCATCTTTCTTCATTGACTTTAAACACGGCTCTGCCTGTTGCATCTGGTGGTACGGGGATCACTTTATTTGGAACGGGCGTTGCGACATGGCTTGGAACTCCTTCTTCTGCGAACCTTGCCTCTGCGGTAACAGACGAGACTGGATCTGGCTCTCTGGTGTTTGCGACATCCCCCACGTTTGTGACCCCCGTTCTTGGAACGCCCACTTCTGGAACTTTGAGTTCTTGTACGGTTGACGGCACAGACGCAATCGGATTTAGAAACACCCCAATTAACTCTCAGTCTGCGGCTTACACGCTGGTTTTGGCAGACTCTGGAAAAACGATCCTGCACCCCTCTGCCGATACCACGGCAAGAATATTCACGATTCCAGCCAACTCAAGTGTGGCTTATCCACTTGGAACGGCTTTGACT